AACCATACAGCATATTGTTCATCGAAATTGTGACCATCCCTGTAGCGAAAAAATACGTTAAAGCCACCTGTGATTTTTTGGGTAAAACAATCCATTATTGTATCAGCTTCGCTTTGTATTACTACTGACACAAAGTAATTATTGATATCAGTGTTTGCCCATTGATCAGGCAATTTAATAAACTTTCCCGCCAACCTTGGCTGCTCCTGATTACGGCTTGCGTATGTCCTTCCGCCAAAGATATAGCTTTTCTCAAGGTAATTACCAAGTTCGTCCTTGAGCTTTTTGCCCATGGTGGCATCTAATGCAGTTCCCGGAACGGTTGCAAGCAGGTTATTTGTCAGTGTCGGCATCGGTCCTGCCGGTCCCTGCGCGCCTGTAGTGCCCTTATCCCCTTTCGGTCCCTGGGCACCCGTATCTCCCTTCTCCCCCTGCGGTCCAGCAGGTCCTTGTGGACCCTGTATTCCGCGGTCTCCTTTAGGTCCCTGTATTCCCTGCGGTCCCTTAATGTTTCCAATCAATATTCGTGCCATCTCAATTGCCTCCATTATCTGTTATATAGTATAGGTTTCCGGTTTCTGTGTCATATTCAAAGGAAGGCGGCGTCTCTCCGTCTGGATATTCTGCGTACAGATTTCCGGTTTCCGGCTCAAGATAAAGCGAGAACATGCCGGATGATGGCGCTGTCACTCCCGATGGTCCCTGCGGTCCGGTATCACCTTTTTCTCCCTTTTCCCCTTGAGGTCCAGCAGGTCCCATAAGTCCCTGCTCTCCACGCTCTCCCTGCGGTCCTGCCGGTCCCTGCGGTCCGGTCAACTCTCCTTCGTCAAGACGGCGCTGTACTTCATTCGTTATATCTATAGCATTCTTTGCGGCTACATCTGCCTGCGCTCCTGCGCCCAGCGCGGCTGATTCTGCTGCTCTTGCATCCATAGCCGCGTTGACCGCCTCCTGCGTGGCTATATTCGTCCTGTTTACGGCAGCGTCCACCTCTCCCGTGTTCGTCTCAACTTCCCTGTTCAATTTCTCTGCAAGGGATATCATGCTCCCACGGACCTCTTCTCCGTATACGGCATGCCTGAAATCATTGATTTCTCTTGTTATATCTGCCATCTTCAACCTCCTGCTTTCTTTTCCAATGCTGATACCCTGCTCACCAGATCTGAAAAAGAAGTTCCCGAATTAAATATGTTTCCGCTTACTTCTACATTTGAATGGAATATTCCGGCTTTTTTACAATCAAAGCTGCCGTTGCATTCCATATTGCCAGCGGATGTCACCTTATTTCCTGCGCTTACATTGCCCTGACCGGATATGTTCCCGTTGGAGGCATCCAAGACGATTCCTTTCGAGCCATGAAGGATAAACAACCCCGAGCCTCCATGCCCCATGTTCTCCCATCCTCCATCACCTATATAGACAATAGGTTCCGCCTCTGAATCTTTCCACACTTTGAAGGAACCGTCCGTCATGGTTGCCCTGCCGTCCCCGCTCTGGGAGTAATTCGCGATCATGCCCCTGTAAATATTCATTCCGCCTTTATCAGCTGATGTAATGACATTTCCATTGCCATCAAAGATTTTGAGTCCATCAACATCTATGCGGACCATAAGGCGGTCTGATCTGTCACGTATGATTATCGTTCCACTCCTGCCAAGCCCGGAACCTCCCACCTCAAATGTTCCGCCCCTGACACGGTCGGCAAGCATGGTTCCCGTGGTGACGAAATCAGCTACCAGATTGCCGTCAATGGTCCATGCATTGCGGTACACGCCGTTATATCCTGTGGTAGAAAAACCAAGACCGTTCTTATTCAGGCGGATCACATTTGTTGCAGTCTCCTTGGTTGGTGCATCCATGACAAGAAATTCCTCCGGGTGCCCGTCCGGGGCGCGCCCGATCACGATGTAGCCGCCGAGTCCTCCGGTTATGAGCTCTGTGGCGTTTTCCACCTTCCGGTTAATCTCATGGCTTGCAGACTGTGCGACCTGCTGGATGTATGCGTTAAGGTCTGTCTGCTTCCTTGCAGTAGTTCCAGACAGGGAAGCAATCGTCCCTCCAAGCGATATGCTGCCCTTTCCCGGCTCCTGCAGATACCTTGTCCGCTCTTCCAGCAGGTATAGCACATCTATTCCATGGGGCTTTGATTTTACCCGTGTCCAATATCCGGTCTTCAACCGGTCTATGCTGACTCCCATATCTGCCAAGTCGACCGCAGTAAGCCTTAGCACATCCGTCATGTAGATGGACTTTGCAAGGTATGCTTTTGCCTTGGTCAGCAGGTTTGCGGGAATCGTCACGTCTTCCCACTTCACCTGCCGGAATATCCAGCCATACCGGCTGACCGCATCCTTGTCATATATATAATCTTTTCCGTCATTCACGCTGCTGATCGTCACGGTCTCCGTTCCAAGATTCCCATCCGGCAGCGTAATCTCCAAATCCGCCCCTGTGGGTATCAGCGCAGTAAATAGGGTAGTGGCGTCCCTGTTCTTTTCATAATCTGCCAGATTGACCGCATAGCGTATCGTCTGCCCGTTGACTCCGCCTGCATCCGTAACATAATCAAGATACCTTATGCCGCCCTCTAACCTGGTCCTTAGATATCCCCCGTGGGTATTGACCAGCTTCTCGCGCAGGCAGTCCAGCGAATTGGAATAGTAGATGCTGCTCCTGTGGATGTAATTATTGCTGTCTACAACATTGACTCTCCCTATATGAAACCTCTTTTTCTCCTCCACCTGTGAATTGTGGTTATCCAGAACCCTTTTGAGGAAATCTGCAATGCCTCCCTGAAAGTCATAAGGGCGCATGATGCTGTCACACAGGTAGGCAAGGTCTGATTCACACGTGATCTTGTCCGTCCTGTAGAAATCCTCCTGACTGGTAATGCTCCTGCCGCGGAACAGTTCAACCCCATTTTCATATACATACAGTTCGGAACAAAGAGGGACTATCCTGCCATAGTGGGGGTGCTTAGGGGAAATCCCGAATTTGAGATATCCGGGAGAATTTCCAGCCACTTCCTTCAAGGATGGGGACTGCAGTTTCAGATATTTATTTAGGAGCGGATATTCTTTTCCATCCGTCACTACTGTTACCCTGTACATCACAGCATCCCTCCCCTGTAATCAATGGAGACCTCCCCGTTTCCGGTGAAGGTCAGAATGTTATCGCCGGCGGTGGTGACGATATCGTATTCAATATTCGTGCCGGCTTTCAGCTGATAGGTCTGTCCTTCAAATGTGACCGTCATATCCCTGTCAACGATGATGATCGGCACTACCGGCTTTTCAAGCCCTATGATATTGATGCTCCCGGTGCCGCTTACCGTGATATTGCCATAATTCCTTATGACCCCGTTCACAAAAGAAAATGGATCCCATTTCCATGGTTCAAGGCTCGACTGCCTTTCCATCTTGTACGGTTCCACCTCTCCGGTGATGGTGATATCCGTCATGACATCATTGTCTTTGCTGCTCTCAAGCTGGAACCTTCCAAGGTAATAGAAGTTAGGATCATCCGGAAGGATGCATTTCTTCTGTTTTCCATGTAGTTCTGCTGCTATCTGACTTGACAGGCTGTGCCACTGCGTGTAATCCGTATCAAGGGAAAAAGTGAGCGTTATGGTCCTGTTCCCATAACACACAGGACCATTCGCTTCTGTAAGGTCAACTGCCCCGTTCATCCCCGGAATGTCAACCAGTTCCAGCTTTGGCTTAGGGAAAGTGATATGGATATTCTCGAGCATCAGCTTCCAGTCATCGTAAGTCCTTATATTGTCAATCAGCACGTTGATCATCTCTCGCTTTCCTTTCTTACCTTTTCAATCTCTATATCCACGGTAGGTGCTACCAGCTCACCGACCTTCACACCGTCCATGGACACGTCACCCGTGATGCTTCCTTTCTCAAGTACGACTTTCGTCTCACCGGGGGTGTTCCTTCCTTCTGGATCCATATGTAGCCTGTAGCCCACATCAGCCGCGATTGTCCCGCTTTTCTCCGTGATTGCTCCCTGCATGCTCTCTACCGTCTTATGGGCTGAATTTACAGATTTCTTCACAAGGTTGGGCGTTTCACCTTCTATCCCGACGCCTATGCCGGCAATCAGATTCTTTCCGATAAGATCACGTGCCAGTTTGGAAGGGGATGCGATTCCCAACCAGTCTTTTACCGCATTGACGGCACTTTTTGCGGCGTCTAGGGCTCCCTCCACAAGGGAAGCTGCCTTTTCACTGATTCCTTTTTTGATGCCCTCTATAAGGTTCTTTCCAATGCTGCCCCAGTCGATATTCTTAAATTTTTCTTTAAGTTCCTTATATATCTCCGGTACGGTTTTCAGCAGTTCGGCAATCGCATTCAGCATTCCTTTTGCAAGGCTGCGCATGATCTCGATTGCGGCAACTACTAACCTCGGCAGATTCGCTACAATTGCACTGACCAGATTTGCAATAATCTTGGGCGCGGCTTCTATCAGCTTGGGAATTGCCTCCATGAGCCCCGTCACCAAGCTGGTGAGAAGGGTTATTCCGGATTCTATGATATTGGTCAGGTTATTCGGGTCAGTCAGCGCCAGTGCAAGGGAAATGATTCCCTCTACGGCGGCATTTAGCAGTTCGGGGAGCATCTGGGCGAATCCTGTCACGAGACTGGTCACGATCTGGACGCCGGACTCTATGACATTTGGCAGGTTAGACGTCAACGACTCTGTGAAGCTGCTGATCAGTTTATTTCCCTCTTCAACGATTCCAGAAAGGTTAGACGATAAGCCAAGCGCTATATTTTCCAGTACGTTTGCCCCTAGCGAAAAAAAGGAACCGATAACGGTGAGCATGCCGCCGCATAAAGACGTTAAAATTGACACTCCTGCTTCTGCAATCGCTGGAAGATTTCCCTGGATAGAAAGCAGAAGAGAATCAATCATCGAAACCGACAAGTCAACCAGCGTTGGCAATTGTTGGGATGCCCCGATAAGAATATTGCCTAAGAGTTCTCCACCAGCTTCTATGAGCCCCTCTGTACCACCTTCATTGAATGCTTCGGTAAGCTCCGCTATACATTCCGTCCCTATCTTTACGAGGTCTTTCAACGGCTCCTGCAATTCTTCATATAATGCTATTCCTAAACCTTCTGCAGCGGATTTCATTATGGTGAACTGCCCTTGAAGATTATCCTGCATGGTTTCTGCCATATCAGCAGCGGCACCGTCACAATCACCAATAGCTGCTGATAATTTCTCATAATCCTCTTCTGAGGCGTTAATAATTGCCAGCATGCCAGACATTGCTTCTTTCCCAAATAAGGCAGAAGCATAGGCAGCCTGCTGGGACTCTGTCAGCCCTTCAAAAGCCTGCCGTCCTAAAGTTTCAGCAAGCATATAGCGCTGTTCTTCCGTCAATGCCTGCTTCTTTGTTGTCTTAATCCCCAGAAGCTGTTCTGCATATAATTTCGCTTCTGCTTCCGTAAGCTGTGCAAGCTGAAACCTTCCTTCCGCCATTACCATTTCAGCGCGTTTCTGCTCTTCTGTGTAGCCAGCAAAAACATCAGCACCATTTTCTGCGATAAATTCAGCCTCGCGCATGGCGTAATTTTGGTTCTTCTGCTCTTCTGTGACAATCTTAAACTTGTCGCGTAGTATTCCCATCGTTTCATCCAACGATTTCATACTTCCATCAGCATTTGTAACCGATATTTCCAGCATGGACATAATAGTGTCCATATCATCTGTCGGGGACACCATATTGGTCAAAGCCGTACGAAGCGAAGTACCCGCCTGACTCGCCTTTATACCAGCATTTGCCATTAGCCCTATTGCTAATGCCGTATCTTCTGCTGAATAGCCTAAGGCTCCGGCTACAGGAGCGACGTATTTAAAGGTCTCTCCCATCATGGCTACGTTAGTATTCGCATTACTGGAGGATGCCGCCAGTACATCAGCAAAGTGTGAACTGTCAGACGCGGTCAAACCAAATGCGGTCAATGCGTCTGTTACAATATCGCTGGTCATTGCCAGACTTTCGCCCGAAGCGGCTGCCAGATTCATGATGCCTTCGATTCCACCCAGCATATCCTCTGTCTTCCACCCAGCCATTGCCATATAATTAAAGGCTTCTGCCGATTCAGACGCACTAAATTTTGTCTTGGCACCCATTTCTTTGGCTTTTTCCGTAAGCCTGTCCATTTCTTCGGCTGTCGCACCTGAAATTGCTTCCACCTGTGACATGCCTGCTTCAAAATCACCGCCAACCTTAATTACAAATGCATCCAGCCCACTGATAGCCGTCCCTGCTGCTCCAATTGCTTTAACTGCCACCTTAGAAGCGGTCACCGCTGCATTGCCTACTGCCGCAAAGCCTTTTTGTGCATAGCTCCCTAATCCAGAAAGCCCTTTCTGTAATCCCGATTTATCAAGTTCAGTTCCAATTTTTACATGTCCATCATTAGCCATAATCCACCTACCACGTCAAAAAAAATCTGACAAAGTAGGCACGCGCTGCTACTCTACGGTGCAGCCTATTGGCTCTTGCCTTTGTACTCCTTTACGCTTATTTCCAGTTTGTTGATCTGTCTGCATCTGGGGCACTTTATCTCCCCCTTGACATACTCTGCTTTCAGCAGTGTCTGACCGCATTTACGGCATACTATTTTTTCAATTTGAACCACCGTCCTTTTACACACGAAAAAAGAACGTCTATTGCTAAACGTCCTTTTTTATGTATTCTGTAATTAATTATTTTTCTAAATTACTATTTCAACATCTACTATTTTCACATACATTCTATATCAATCAGAAGGGAATTTCTGTATAACCAAAATCACTTCCTTAATTCTCTTTTATATACTTTTCAAGTTCTGTATAATAAAACTTGTAATATAAATATTGCTGACTCTCTTGCTCTAGGCTTTTCCTTCCATCCCTTGTATGTTGTATATAAATATTGGCAAACATACCTATACATATAAGGATTACCAATATACTAAATATATAAGTAACATTAGTATTCCATTCTCAAAAATTTAAGTTTAAAACAACGGGAATCCAAGCTGCTATAATTAGAGCCACTGCTGCAACAAATGATGCTGTTGTTTGAAATATGTATCTTGTAAGTTCTTTATTAAATTCAAAATTTTCTAATAAATATTTATAATGCATAAGCAAGTTATATTTCTTTTCCTCTTCATTGCTTCCTGCAATATTTATTTCATCATTTATCTTATCAAGTTTATTTTTCACTTCATTTCTTAACTCAACATACCTCTGCTGAGAACTTTTATTAACAAAATTTTCATAATCAAATATCAGTGTTATTTTCTTCCCTTTATCCCTATCTTTTCTCATTAGAATTTCCTCCAATACATTTTTTTACATTGTATCTTAAATTCTGGCAATTTGCTATATTACCTATAGGTAATGACAGAAATACACGATTATATTTATAATTTGGAATTTCTAAAAAATGTATTGGAGGAATTTATCTCTTGTCCGCTATCCTTCTCCGTACATACTCCTTCATATCAGCATTCCGCTTTGTCAGCCTTGTCCTTACGTCCATATTTCCGTCTGGTTCTTCCAGCATGTAAACAGCACGCATTTTCTTGACGAATTTCTTTTCCATCTTGG